ATAAATAAATAATTTTAAAATTGACCATTATCTACGTTTAATTCATACTTAAGACCATGATTAACCTACGACCATTCTACGTTGAGCTGCGATGATCCCATTAATGACGTTACGTGGAGCGATGATATTATGAGTGATACCTTCCTCAGCTAGAGTAATAGATATTTGCTGTACTAGTTCTTTTCGATGAACCATGATCACTGTTGGCAAGTTACCAATTAAAGGGACAATCGCCTTGTCTATAGATATGTCGCAGAAAGTTTTAGTTTTTCCGCCGCCTGTTGGCATAACCATCAAGACGTTTTTATGTCCTGCGTTCCAGGCTTCATATACCTTGCGTTTGATCTCAGCTTGATATGGTCGTAGGTTAATCATGGTCTTAAGTATGAATTAAACGTAGATAATGGTCAATTTTAAAATTATTTATTTATTTGTTTGATTTATTTATTTCTTTAGTGTAGCTTTAAAAATCTAGAAGGAGATAAACAATGTTTGAAATAACTATAACGGGTGAAACAATCCTAAAACTTGAACAAAACATAGCAGATTTATTAAATTGTCTTGAGATCGGTAAAGATGTCAGATCAGATCAACCAAGTCAAGGTACTGAGAAATTAGTACAAAACGATCCAACTGATCCTCAACCTATGCCGCATTTTGACATGACTGTTCAATCAGAGACAGTAGGACCACTAATCGCTGAAACTTTTACAGAGCCTCATCATGATGCAGGCGTTCATGCTCCATCGGCTCCGCATGAAAAAATTACACCACCTGTCGCACCAATGCAAACAGTACCTTCACCGGCTCTAAGTAACGGTACAGATTGTGATAGTTCAGGACTTCCGTATGATGCGCGAATCCACAACGCTGCCGGGACTAAAAAGAAATGTGGCACCTGGAAGAACAAACGAGGCACTGAGCCAGCATTGATCGCACAGGTTGAAGCTGAATTGAGAGCTAGAGTTGCGTTACCACCTGTTGAAGTCCCACCGGCTCCAATTGCAACACGTCCTATCAATGTTCCTGAGCCTTTGTTTCCGCCTGTTACAGCTCCGGCGCCAACGTTGACACCAGTTCCTCAACCTATTGCTGCACCTGTAGTACCGCCTGTAACAATACCTCAACCAACCGTTCCAATGTCAAACTGTCACAGTGTCCAAACATTCACCGACAACTTACCTGAAGTTATCACTAAGCTGATGGCGGAAAACAAGTTGACTCCAGATTATATCCGTTCACTTAAGGACTATTTTCAAGTTGACGAGATCTGGAACTTAAACCCTCAACAATCCGCAGATATGTTTGAGAACTTTGTAACTCAAGGCTTCATTGTAAGGGCTATGTAATGAAAATACATGCGTCAAGTCTAGCAAGAGCAATGGTGTGTTCAGGTCATTTATTTTTTAAAGATCTGCACGACACCGAACTTCATCCAGCAGCGCCGGAAGGTACTGCTGCTGGTGAATATCTTGAACACCTATTGAATAAAACCACTCCACCCCTTCAGGCAAAAAACGGCATCTACTTTGATGATGATATGAAACTGTACGGTAGTGCGACAGCTAAAGACATCTTTGACAAAGCGAATGGTGCAGAAGTTACAGCTGAAGGTAAGGTAAGTTGGATGACTCAAGCTGGTGTCAAGATCTCTTGCAGATATGACGCTTCATTTCTTACGCCTGGTTTACTTTACGTCGACGACTATAAATATGGGTACGGGATAGTCGATGTAACTGAAAATTGGCAACTGATAGCATACGCTATAGGTGAAGTTATCAGAAGACAGCAACCGTTGGATGTAGCTCTGCGAATACACCAACCGAGACCGCATCACGAGCACGGTTCTGTCAGAGAGTGGAGAATCACGTACCCTGAGTTACTTCAGTATAAAGATCGTATTGAAAAAAGAATGCAGCAGATTGTTGACGGTGACAAAACTTTAACTACAAGTTCAGCTTGTAAATATTGCAAAGGTGCTGCAGAAGCATGTACTGCTTTCAACCGTTCTTTTTATGCTGCGTTGGATTTTACAGAAAGTTTCACTCAAGACATGATCACTGATGAGGAAGTAGCGCAGCAACTTAATCTTGCCAAGACAGCCAAAGAAATAATCAAGATTAAAACTGACTCTTTGGAACAGCTCGCAATATCTAGAATCAAGGGTGGCAAAATCGTTCCAGGTTATATGACTGAGAAAAGTTACGGTAATAGATCTTGGAAAGGTTGTGTAAATGCTGATAATATTTTAGCATTAACAGGTAAAAACATATCAGAACCTGCAAAGCTTCTCTCTCCCGCCAAAGCTGAGAAGTTGGGAGTACCGAAAACTTTAATCGCTGGGCTCGTTGAGAAAAAGTACAAGGGGAATAACCTAGTGAAAAAAGATGCATCGGATCTTGGCGATTCAATATTTGGAACAAATAATCCATCAACAGGAGTAAAATAATTATGCAAGACGTAGGTAAAACATTAATGGTCATGGGTCGAATCATTTGGACTTGTGGCGAACTTTTTAAAGGTAGAGGTAAAGTTATATACGGGACCACCCAGCCTAAACTAAACGCTGCCGGTGAACAATCGAGAGAATACGGTTTTGGTCTCGCTGTTCCTTTTGCAAATATCGCAGAGGTGTGGCAATCACTACACGAGCAGGCTTATACTTTACATCCAAGTCAAGTATTACCTCCTGGTTTCGCTATGAAATATAAAAACGGTGGTGGTACTAGTAATATCGATGATAAAGGTCAACCTTATGATCTTCGTGAAGGTTACGCTGGACATTTGGTATTAGCTTGTACAATGAGTATGCCGATCAAGTTTTTCAAATTTGATGCCGCATTGAACAAAAATGAAATCATCAACGAAGGTATTAAGTGTGGTGATTATGTGAACGTTCAATTGAATATCGTACCTCACGGGCCAGTAGGCCAAGGTAAGCCAGGACTCTATTTAAATCCCAATGCTGTTCAATTTGTTGGATATGGTAAAGAAATTATTAGTGCGCCGTCAGGTGATGCTATCTTTGGTAATACTGCGCCACCATTGGTCTCAGGAGCCTCAGCAACACCGCTTGCACCACCAACGACAGGAATGACTACACCGCCTCCAGGTGCACCGGCTCCGACTGCAGCTATGCCGACTCCGGCAACTCATCCACCTATTGCAGCACCGGCTCCTGTCGCTCAGGTTCCACCACCCGTAGTACCAAACTATCAGGTTATTCCTCAAACACATCAACCAGCTGCCGTCGCGCAACCTGCCATGCCTGCTATACCAAGTGTGCCAGCAACTCCGGCTGTAGCTGTTCAACCCCCTATCGCTCAGGCTCCGGTTATGCCGCAGATACCTGGACAGGTAGCTTCTGCTCCAAGCTTAGCTCCTGTTCCTCAAGGTATTCCGCAGATGCCAGGTGTCCCGCAGTAATAGGTTATATTCGAGTGCTGCCGCCCTGTAGTGGGGCGGTGGTTTTTACAAAGGCGATAAGAGATGAAAGACATTAATACCGAACTAACGACACATGTTGAAGATATTATTTACAATGATTTTCGTTGGGACGATCCGCAACAGCTGAAAGACCAAGGTGCAATTCATCCTCGTGACCATCATAAAAAGTTTGGTCAGACTTCTTGTCGTACAATCCGTATTACAGAAAGAATTATTAATTACGAAACACAACAGTCCGAACTTGTGCAACGTGAAGTGTATATGACGCCAGCTTACACAACAAAGCGTGGTTGGTATTATTGGTACAGGCGCAAGGTATGAAATTCCATATCTACGATTTAGAAGCCTATCCTAACTTTTTTTATTACTGCGGCAAGTTTGAAGATGATCCACAGTTTCATGAGTTTGAAATATCTGAAAGAGTCAACCATCGTACAGAATTGTTGAACTTCCTTTCATACTTACAGAATCTAGAAGTTCACATGGTTGGCTTCAATAACAACGGTTACGATTATCCTATCATTCACGAGCTGTTAAATAATCCTTACAAGTTTGATTTTCGTATGGCTTATTTAAAATCCCGTGAGATTTTCGACAAAACAAAATTCGGCTTTTCATCTATAAGAATGAGCGATCGCGCATTGCCTCAAATCGATTTATTAAAAATCAACCATTTTGATAATGGATCAAAGAAGACAAGTTTAAAAGCTTTACAATTTGCTATGCGATCTGCTTCAGTTGAAGACCTCCCTTACGATCCAACTCAAGATGCGACATTTGAACAAATGGATGGGCTGCGATCGTATGGTCGTCATGATGTAACTGAAACTGAATGCTTTTTCAAGAAGTGTAAAAACCTAATCGAGATGCGACAAGAACTCATAGACGGTGGTAATCTAAAAGGCGATGTATTAAATTACTCTGATGTTAAAATCGGTGAGCAATATCTAATTCAAAAAATAGGACGTGGCAAATGTTACTCTGGTAGTAAAGCTAAAGTTTCTATCAGACATGAAGTTCATTTAAAAAATGTAATATTACCAAAGCTATTCTTCCGAAATGCTGACTGCGAAGCAGTACATAATTGGTTTAAAGAACAGATTGTTTATATTGGAATCAAAGGTGTTAAAGAATTAAAGCTGAAAACTAGAATTGGCGGTATGAATTGTGACTTCGGACTCGGAGGAATACACGCGTCTGTTACTAAGAAGGTTTATGAAACGAATAATACTCATAAAATAATCGACGTTGATGTAACTGGTATGTATGTTTCTTTGGCGATCGCTAATGGTTTCGGACCTGAACACTTGGGTCAAGATTTCCTTACAGCCTATAAGCAGATAAAAGCTGATCGAGCACAATATGAAAAAGGTACAAGTATGAATGCTTTGTTGAAACTTGCCGGTAACGGAGTGTTTGGAAAAGCCAATAGTATATACTCACCTTTCTACGATCCCAAATATCTCTATAGTGTGACGATTAACGGTCAGTTGCAATTGCTCCAACTGCTTGAAGTACTTGCTATGATTCCAGGTATCGAGATGATTCAAGCCAACACTGATGGTATCACTGCATATGTACCTCGAGATGTTGAGCACCTTTTCAAACTCTGGTGTGACGACTGGGAAGGTCTTACAGGACTGAATTTAGAACACGTTGAATATAAGAAGATGTGGATCAGAGATGTGAACAATTACATGTCTGTTGATATGAAGGATAAGATCAAACGCAAAGGTGCGTATTGGTATCCTGAAAAAGAAAAAGACTATGAGGGTTGGTGGAATAAAGACTTCTCTATGTTAGCTGTACAAAAAGGAATCACTGCTTTACATGTCCAAGGTCTTAGTGCTGAATCAGCTGTGATGTTACAGACCGATCCGTTTGATTTCATGCTTCGATATACTACTCAAGGTTCAGCGAAACTTTATATCGGTGATAAGCAGATGTTGAAAACGACTCGTTATTACGTATCGACTGCCGGTGAGCCAATGAAAAAGATCGCTCAGCCCAAAGGGAAAATCGGCGACTACAAACGTAAGAGTAAATTGACAGATGCATACTTTGACGAAGTGTTGAGTCAGACTCCTCCAGGAACTTGGAACGAGAATATCCACACTAAGAATAAAACCAAATACGCTTTAACAGAAACATCTATCCAATCTAATAGACTCATAAAGCAATGTAACAAAGCTTCTGATTTTAATTGGGCAGATGTTGACTATGATTTTTACATAAAAGAAGTTGAAAAATTAATTGTCGGAGGATGACATGGACTTAGCACTTTTCTTCAGTGTAAACGAAGAGAGAATTATAAAAATAATTGGTAGAAAAAAAATGACTATTAGTGACATCACTGATTCATTTTATGACTACTCTTTAATACCGATCAACGGGCGAGTTTACGTAGCTAGTGTAATAAGACGCATTAAGAAAAAGTGCGAATATTATCCTAGCTTAATGTGGACCTTTGACGGTAGAGGAAACGGTCGCGCTGGCCGAACAGTATGGAGAATCAAGAAGTAACAACAACCAACCTTGGAGGTTAATGATGGAAATAATGCACCCTTTGAAAGCGATTCTAATTATTGCACTAGTTTTAATTGTAGCAGGACTTGGTGTAGGTTACTTAGAGAAAAAGTTTGTAGGCAAACCTGCGAAAATAACTTTTGATAAAGAATCAGACTCTGGTTTGGTTTCAAAAGATGGTCATTTATGGCGAGCAGTTATCCAAGGTAAAAAGACTAACTTTTGTTTCGAGAAGGTGAAGTGTGAGTAAGTGGGAAAGCGTTTCAACTTTAGATCCTAATGATTTTTTCACAGTTGATCCGCTGACTAACTATCTGAGGATGCCCTACGGTATGGGGCTTGCTCGGTTAAACTTAAGTAACGATCTCGTTTTTATTTATGATTTCAAAAGGCAAGGTGGCGCAACTCACTATCAAAAAGTAGTGATTCCTGAACCTCCTGGTGAATCGATTAAAAAGTGTTGGAATCCGAAATGTAATAACCAAGTCGATCATGATGTGCAGAAATATTGCGACGATCATGGCGGTTTGATACCGTATTAAATAACAGTCCCGGAGGACTCAAATGAATATCAAAAACGTTGACGATATAAAAGAAGTGGTAAGTTATGAAAGTCCAACTCTCGATCTGATACGAAAGCACTTCACTGAGAAGAGTAAGAACAAGTTTAAGAAAGAGAAACATATTGAGTTCCCTTTTGAACTTGATGATTTCTGCAAAGAAGTGGATATGATGTTTCATACTGTGGTGACTGAATACAAAAAGTTAGAGGAACTGCAGAAGAAGAAAAGTAATTTAATAATAATGCCTGGGAGGTAAATTAGTTATGAGCAATGCGGTTTTTTATCACAGTAAATGTTATGATGGATTCGGAGCAGCTTTTGCAGCTTGGAAAAAACTCGGAGATGAGAATACAATATATAAACCTGTAGGCTACGGTTACCCTGCGCCAAAAGTTGAAGCCGATAATTTATATATCGTTGATTTTTCTTATAAGAAAGGTGAACTTCTAGAACTACTCAATCGACACAAAAAGGTAATTGTTTTAGATCACCATAAAACAGCCAAAGAAGAACTTGAACCTTTGATTGACGTCCATGAAAATCTAGAAATAATTTTCGATATGGATCGATCGGGGGCATTGATCACATGGAACTATTTTCATGACGTAGCGGCGCCGGATCTAATCAGACATATTTCGGACCGTGACCTGTGGCGCTTCGAGATGGAACATTCTAGAACAATACATAAAGCTTTAGTTTCCTTTCCGATGGATTTTAAGTTATGGGACTCGTTTAGAATCGAAGAACTTATTAGTGAAGGTAAGACGTGCGAGAGACTGTATAGTCAATTGGTAACTAATATCTGTAACTCGTCGTTCCTTGGTAATATTGATGATTGTAGAATACCAATGGTGAATACTTCAGTCGCATGGTCTGAGGTTGGAGAAGAACTTTTGCGAAGAAACCCTAGCGCTGATTTCGTAGCATCGTTTACGGTTTTCAATGATCAAGTCATGTGGTCTTTAAGATCTAAGCCGGAATTTGACTGTTCTGCTATAGCTAAAAAGTTCGGTGGAGGTGGTCACAAAAATGCAGCTGGTTTTAAGACTGTAAGATTCTAATTATTAAATAACAAATACCATAGGAGGTAAGATTGGCATTAGAAACGCTAAAAGGCATAGAACAATTCGGCGACTTTAAAGTTTTGGCAGAAAGACCAAAGCTAGAAAATGGCGAGGTTGATTGGAAGAAATTTGATGAACAGAGAAAAGACGCACCTATTTATGTAGATCATGAAGTCAATATGATTTCGTTCAGAATTCAAAACGGACCAGTAAAACAGAACGGTGTAAACGGTTGTCAGGTTGATACACTGATTCATGCTGCTCACGAAATTATAATGGGACTTAATAAAAACTTTCCATGCGCTGAGAATAATCTAGCGATCGCACATTTAAGAAACGCTCTATTAGAATTAAATAACAGAAAACTTGATCGCACAAAACGTGGCGTCGAAGGTTTTAATAAAGCTTAATCCAAAACGAAACAAGCCTCTCGGAAGTCTGACCGAGAGGCTATTGGCATTTCTCTGATAAATGCTCTACGCTCGACAGCTCTCTTTAAAGTCACAGTATCTTTGCCGCCGCCACCAGCCTCGATCATATGAGTCTCTGATACAGCCATAGCTATATGAGTGATGCGATCTCTACCAAAGAATAAGAATGATCCTGGCTTTACCTCTGACGTACCATGCTCCTCTCTCAGACGTTGAAAAATTGCCCTGGATGAAAGATCTTCGTTCCAACTTAAGATCCCTTCACGCCGTAGCAGGATGCACATGAACCCAGAACAGTCCAAGCCTTCGCAAGGATGATTACCGCTCCACTTGTACGGAATAGCTGTGAACCGTTTAGCGTAATCAATAAGATCTTTAACTCTTTGAGTCATTATTTTTCAGACACTGGCTTGGTAGTTGCGGCTCTTACACCAACCATTACGGCTCCAAATATGGCAGTTAGAATAGGCTCTTGCAGTAACGGAGCAAACGCCGGAAACAATGGTCCGAGAATAGGTATAAGTGCCAACCAGAAAGTTTTAGATTTCAGCATTTTCTTGTTAAATAAGTTTCCCATTTCATCTCCTTTAAGAGTATACAATTGTTAATATTATAAGTATTAGACAAACCCCGATTACAATCGCACCAAACTTTTTCATTTGCGCTCCTCTAAGCTTATGGTTGCTTTACCAGTCTAACTCTGTAAGAGGCGTGAATAACTCCGTTGGCGTTTGTGACTTCTAAAGCTCTTATTTTTATATCAGACTTTGATGCAAACATGAAACCTCCATACCTGGGAGGATGATTAGAAAATCCTGTACCGACAGTTAATTCTTCATCTGTTTTCACAGTACCGTTGTCGAGCTGTTCTGTGAAAGCAAGAACAGCTCGGTTAGCACTAGTGTCTGTCATCGATGCTGTCAGCTTTTCTAAATAACCCTTATAACCAGAAGGTATTGTGAAAACGGCTTCTTGTGAAACACATTTACCAATTTGCATGACTGAAAAAATATTTGCGGTAGTGGTTTTATTTCTAACTGTAATGGTGCCAGCGTTCACAGTGCCGGAACCAGTGGTTAAGCATTCAACATGCCAAACTCTACGGCCTGATACAAGTGAATCAACACCAGTGACCCCATTCATTGTAATATCAAAACTTAAAAAATTACCCGAACTATCAAAACAAACTTTGTCATCGTCACAGTAGAAAACCCGAATAGTTTGAACACCAGTACCAGCCGAAGCATCGGCAGCATCAGAAGAAAACACTTCAAAGAGTTCACCGCTACCGCCAGGAAAGCCTACATAATTGCCTCCAGCAGGTATAAGATCTTCAGCCGCATCAACATCAGGATTCTTGCCATGAATGTGAACATAGACAACACTGCCTTTGAAACGTTCTTCTTCTATTTTATTTACAATACTGTTTACACTATCGTAAAGTTCCGCAAAAGAAACTTTAGGAATGATGACTCCTATTAAAATACTAATTAAAATTGCGCTAAACTTTTTCATCTTTACTCCTTGTGAAATTTTACCATCCAACATTTAATAATTCTGCTCGTGCTTCTTTTAAAGTCAACCAAGTATATGCGTCATAAATAGAATCCACAGGTACGCCGGTCTCCAACATTCTATCATCAGTGCTACTATTTAATGGCATCGCTGCTTTACTTAATGATGTACTATGATTGACCATCGCCTGCGTAACGCTGGCATCCTGGATCAGCATAAAAACTGTGCGGTCAGGGAATTTTCCATGATGTATTGAAGAGTTGGCACAGGTACAGAATAGAATGCAAAATAGAATTACTATAGTCTTCATCGTTAATTTCCTTTTTATGGAGCGGTATCTAGAACTATGTCACCAGCGACCATATTGGTCATGGTACCGTCATTACTACCTTTATTATCTAACAGCGCAGGGAAAGCATCTTGATCTCCCATTCGCCAAAAAGAAACTAAATTTGTCGTCACTTGAATATTAACGTCAGCGGGAGTACCGCTATTATAAATGGTTGTTATTTCACCTGCTGTCAAGTCTCTACTCCATACTGACACTTCATCTATATTACCTGTAAAATTAGTGGCGGCCCCATCAGTCGATGAACCTATTGCTATATCACCAGCTGTTAAAGTAGAACCAGACAGACTGTCGTCTATTGTAGTCTTGGCAACAGCTGCTCCGTCAAAATAAAGAATAGCCCCACTTGCATTACCTGAGCCATCATATGTTGCACTAACCATGTGCCAACTACCGTCGTTTTGACCAACGTCTGAAGTTGAATCTACTCGCAATGCTCCGCCAGCACCTACATGTTCAAATCTTAATTTATTACTTATTGTTCGAAATTCCCAGCCTACACCGGCAACTTGTTTTTCTATATAAGTTTGATTCGTACTTGTTGACTTGACCCAAACGTTCAACGAGAAGGCAACCAATGTACCAAAATCTAAACTTGAATCATTAGTAATATCTACAAAGTCATTGATACCATCGAATATGACAGAAAAATGATTTGCAAAAGGGACAGGTGGAAATGCGCTACCCCTATTTGACCACTGTTGATTAAATTTTCCAGAGTCGGCGTATTCTTCAATCACGAGTGGTCCGGCAGTATTCTTTCTTTTCAGTCGCCAAACCGAGTCGGTCTCTAAAGATAATTGATCAACCACTTCGCCTATGAATATGTTATTACCTATAGTTTCAGTATATATTTTTCGAGTATGATTCTCGATGAAGGTAGGTTTTCCTCTTTTTGCAGCCTCAATCAATGATTGTGCTGAGGCAAATTGCATAAATGTTAAAATTATTATAAGGATTATATGTCTCATATTGACCTCCTTAGTTTTCTCTTTTGTTAAATCGCTGTTCGAGCGTATCTATCATTTTCACAAGACGTAACATGTGAACCTGAGTATTTTTATTTTGGATCTGTACTATTTTGGCTTGCATAATATTTTGCTGCTGAAGTAGTGCAACCTTGTTGTCGATCTCTGACATTGCTAATTTATGATTGCCTTCGATTTTAGTTGCTAGATTATTATTAGCGTTAGCAATGAAAGCGGTTAAACCAATGCCAAAAAGAGAAACTACTGCCTCTCTCCAAAACTTCTTAGATATCTCAACAGCTTTCGCCTTCATTTCTCATCCTTTAAGGACTGGTTGCATTTTCAAAAAACTTCGAAGCATGGTTTTTAATTCTCGTTTCAATACCTGGAAAAATTAAACCCGATATAGTGTTGAATGCTGTTTCACCAAATATTTGCCATTTACATTTTAAATGTTCAGCTCCTGAATTCATTGCCGCCTCATCAACGTAAAGACACATTTGTACTTGCATCTCTTTTTTCTTAGGGCTTAAAACAACCTCACCAATTACCCAATAAGATGCTGTAACCCTTTGCTTGGATTCGTGTGACATCTGCAGAGCAGAGTGAACAGGAGCACAAAACATAAACATTACAAATACTAATAATAATTTCATTTTAAAAACCTTCCGCGTGTTGATAATCAATTATATTTTTTAATTCTATGTTTTCTTTTTCTAAATGTTCAACTCTTTTTCTTATTTTCTTTAACTCCTGAAGGATAAGTAAAGGAAGCTGACCGTACTTGACAGCTTCCGGTACAAGTTCTTTGCTCTCGGTCTCTGGATCGTCAGCTTTTATAACTAATTCAGGGACTTCAACAATCACCTCTTCAGCGATCAAGCCAAAGTCATGACTGCCATCACTTCTATAATCATATTCCACAACTCTTAAATTATAAATCCTTGAACTGTCAATTGTTGAGTCTTTAATGTTCTTTTTATATCTCGCACTTGATGTCAGTTTAGTTACCAATCCGGTTGATGCATCAATCTGTAGATTAATTTGTGCTGTGGTGTTTGATATCACTGGCAAGAAAAAGTCTTGACTGGCATCGATAAACGCAACTGTTGTTCCACCTGTGGCGAGTTCTAATTGATCGGCTGTATCAGAAAATATACCTGTGTCGGTGTCGGTATCGAAACTATATGCTGGTAGACTTACTGTCCCTGCCGTACCTCTAACGGGAAGTCTCGGTATAAACGCGGTGCTGTTCATTGTTACAGCTCGGGTATTACCTGCTCCTATTGCTACCGCATTTGCGCCTTCGCTCCACATACCGCTATCAGTATCGGTGTCGAAACTATATGCTGGAGCTGCTTGTGCTCCAGCTACACCTCTGACAACAACTCTTGGTAATACACTAACACTGTTTATATCAAGAGTGCTCGTATCATTTGAAGTGAATCTCAGCTGTCCTGCGCCGTTATTGTAAATTCCGGTGTCGGTGTCTCCGTCGAAACTATAGGTTGGAATCGTTTTAGTACCAACTATACCTCTAACTGTTTTAAGAGGTGTAATCTGCGTGGAGAGTATTCTAAACGCTTCTGTCCCGTCTGATGTGAACTGAATCATCCCTGCACTGTTGTTGAATATCCCAGTATTAGTATCTGATACAAAAGAAATTGAAGGTGTTCCGACTAAACCTGCAGGAGCTATTATTGGAACAGTAAAATCTACAGACGTAGAGTCAAACTCTACGGTCTCACTGCCGCCGTTTATGAGTTGAATTTCATTGATTGCGCTTGACATGAATCCATTGTCATTATCATTGGTGTTAGCTCTACCAATAGCGATTGATACGTTACTGGTTGTCCCTGTAACTATAGCCTGTATGGAATCTAAGAATTGAGTCCCGTTTGGTGTGGCTTGAAATTTATTGCCGCCAGATGAATAAACCTTAATTGTTTCACCATCGGTAGAACCTATACCACTTACTAAGTTAGTTGTACCAAACACTATCGCCTGATTCTCTGTTGGAAACGTTACTTTAGCTCCAGACACATCATTGAAAATACTTAGATTCTCTGAGGCATCAAAAGTTAGCTTGATAACATCAGAACCAGCAACCTGATGGGTTATATTTAGATCGCAATCTTCAGTTCCACTTCCGAGATCCGTACAATTTACAATTATCTTTGCTGATACGTCATCGTCGGTAGTATCTAAATCTATAAAATTTAAAGTTGGACTACCTGTTTCTGATATTATGCCAGATTCACCGATTGTCGCAAATACACCAGATTGACATTTCTTAAATTTATTACTGTCACCTGAATCAACAACAAATAGACCGTCTCGACAACTAGTAGGAGGTGTACTAGGTCTAAGAACTAAACGATCATAAGGACCGGACGTTGATGCCGATACTATTTGAGTAAGTAAAAATAATGATAGAATTAAAAATTTCATATTAACTTCCTAGTAAAATTGTCCCGTGATGCAGGTCAATACTACCTGCCGATGAATTATCTAAATTTACATCCGACTCAGCTTGAATTTCAACATTCACTGCACCAGTTAAAGATTCTATTTCTGACATGGTGAATGGTTCAAACGATCCGTCAACTTGAAGCGCGTCGAATTGAGAAACATATTTTTTATTATCGCCGCTAATACCTACATGAATTTTATATGAAGTGCCACCGCCACCGATGACAAATTGTGTATCAACTACCAATACTAACTTTTCAAGTGATGTTAACATTGGTAAGGCGAAGGCTACTATCTCTTTGGTTAATGCCGCTGCCTGAAACTGAGTATGAGTGAATGTAAGCTTAGTCAAAGGTGTAACATCTAACGCCGCTGCTGCTGCACTTGCCGCTGCCGCATTTTCACTGACGAGAGCTGCTGCTGCACTGGTTGCAGCGTTATTCTCACTAGCTCCAGCATTGGTCTCACTGGTTGCTGCGTTATTCTCACTAACTCCAGCATTGGTCTCACTGGTTGCCGCATTGGTCTCACTGGTTGCCGCATTGGTCTCACTGGTTGCTGCGTTATTCTCACTAACTCCAGCCGCCGTCTCGCTTGCTGATGCAGCGTTCTCACTAGCTCCTGCATTGGTCTCACTGATTGCCGCTGCTGCCGCACTTGCCGCCGCTGCTGCCGTATTAGCGGCAATCGAAGCTCCTGTGGGACCAAACTTAAACCCAGTACCAGCGTCATTAATTGCGAGAGTAGCGTCAGGATTGCCAGCCGCATCTATCGGCATATTCATATTGAAAGCTGTTTCATCATCATTTTCGTCGAGTTTAATCGTGCGAATCATGTAGAATTGTAAACTTTGGGTGGCTCCGCTGACCTGATCCAAAGCAAGTTCTATTTTCTCCAAAGTGAAGTCAAAATGCTCTTTGAACAGATTTGGCTGCGTAGGTTCATCGTTTGCCAGAATGAGGTAAAGAGTTCGATTAAGTACTAAGTTAGCAGCCAGAGTAACAGTTCCGCCACCATCTACAGCGTCGAATACAACACCGCTTAAATAGGTGATATCTGTTCCACGAACACGTTGTGTTTCAACTCCTGCAATGTCATATTCAATGACTAAGAGTTGTTTTAATTCTTCTATCTTAAACGCAAATACATAGGTATCCAGCGAACCAGTGCCGGTGAACTTATGTACAGGTGCGAACGTTGAACGAGACATACTTTTATCCTTCTTGGTCTTGCATTATTTGTCAACTTCAATTACCCTCAGACTCCTCAAGTAATTTACGACCTTGAGCTACTTTTTTAACTAAAAAATCCTTTACTGCACCAACTGTTTTAAGACCTGAAAGCTGAGGATTCGCCTTTAAGACCTTCGCTGGCAGAATGGTCTTAAGCTTCACATTTCGATTAGAATTGTGTATCTCAATGTATTGTTCAGCGCCGAAAAAGTGAGCTCCATATAGTGTTTCATCAACAATTGGAACTTTATTTTCTATCAATTGCGATGCGTTATTCTCTGTAAACCAATTCATAGCCTTTTCTTGCTGGGCTGTATCACCAGAAACTCGACCATTTACCGTCAATCCTAAGTCTGGAGCCCGCGCCATAATGTCTGCCCAAGTGGATTCAAGGAATTGATATAGACCAGCTGCTGTAGAATTGGGGTTTTTAGCCCACTGATTACCACCTGACTCGATCATTTTGATAATAGCTGTGGTATCTTCAGGAATTAATTTATTCACACTGTCGGGATCTGAGGGCCTCAACTCAGTCTCTATATCCTTCAGCTGCTTGAGGAAATCTTCAGGTACATTGGAGCCAGCCTTTTGCTCGACATACTCATTGATTTGATCACTCAGCAAGAGAGCTGTACCTTTGCCAATAAAGTCTTGAACTACCTCATTATCTTCAGCGAATCGTTTAGCTTTGAAACTAGCGTTCACCGGCCATCCACCTGTCAAATATGCTGAAGAAAATAAAAGAGCCTTCAATTGCTGTTTCGTTAACTCCTTATCACTATCAAATTCCAGTAAGTCTTTAAGAGCTGCGTATGATGTGGAGAAATCTGAAAGTTGTTTTACAATAGGGATCTGAACGTTCCGAACATCACGAGCCGATTCTCTATCAGCGGCAAATTTGATATCACGTACACCAGGAATCGTTTCTGCAAAAATCTCAGGAGTAGAAGTCAGCATATACTTTGCAAATTCTCCTGCAGCTTCCTGCTGACCTTCTTGTGTTGTAAAATCAAAATCATCCGGCGAAGGTATATCTTTACCTCTGAGAAGATCGATATATACTTTACTAAGAGTCGACACGATCACCATTGTCATCAGCGCTGAAGTTGAACCAGCCGCATTACTTGCCGCACCTTTGAAGTTACCATTTCTCATATCTTCGTAAGAAGCTTTTGCTTTCCATTTAGTCTGTCTACCTTGAGATAAAATTCCGTTGAAAACATTTCTTAAATCATTCCAGAAATTTACAAAGAGACTAGCAAGCGGTAGTTTTTGAATTGGTGCTTTATCACCCTTGGTTGTATGAGTGAGAGTTGTTCTTGAAATCTGTCTAGCATAATCTATGGCTTTTTGGTGACGTTCATTTTCTGACATCTTTACCAACTTTACAGTTGGAAAATTCTTTACATCACCGGAGATAAATTGTTCATAAGCAGCATTTGCTGTTAATACTTTTATGATTTGATCAGCATATACAAGTGGAGACATAGTTGCAGTTACCATCATTTTTCTAGCTCGTTCGACAGGTGCCAAAGCAGGATGTATATTTCTACTTGGTAAAAGATCATGAATGGTTGAGGTTATATTAGCGTCGACACCTTCCATAACGTTTTTAATAGAAGGGTTGATTTCAGCAGCAAAATCATAAAACTCTTTTAATGAATGCATATTGCCTGAAATCTTTCTAAGAGCATTAAGCATATGTTTACTGCCGTTGACTATTCCCATTTTCTGCACTGCTTGAGCAAGTGAAACAAATTGTACACCTGTACTAGTAAGATTCGCACCAAGAACACTGACGGCAAAACCTGATTGTAGATTACCAAAGGTAGCTTTTATGAATCTATTTTGATCAGAGAAGTAATTTGCATTCTCAGCTGCGACTCGATTAGCGGTTTCAATATAGGTGTTAACTATAACTCCATATTTTTCAGGACCAATCATAGAAGTGATATCTGCCTTGATTGTCGGATTACGTAAAAGTTTTAAACCATCTCTTACAGGTATTCTAAAGTTTAAATCATGAATAATCTCTTCATATGATCTTGTGATTCTGAGCATAGATAGATCGAGAGGTTTGTCGCTTCCTGTTCGTTCTTCGAGTCGACCTTGCTTAGTCATTTCTGCAGCGTATTGTCTTGTGAAAATCTCAGCATCTGCTCCACCGAAAACTGCAGCCGTCTTTTGATTGATAGATTTAAGGGTGGAGTTGATTGTTTCAAGATCCAGATCAACTTTATAAGCAAGAGGGAAGTAACCACCAGGATAAACCTTACCTCGGTGAGTGAAAGATTTAGGCTCAATGAAATCTACATCTTGACCAGTAGTGTCTCTCTGCAACTTCTGCGTTCTCTCTTTATAGGAGTTGATACCGTTCAACATAAAGTTTTGAACAAAGACTGCGTCTCTGACTTCGAGTTCTCGTTCAAGTACCTTGTTGATCACTTCATTGGATACGCCGAAATTGAGTCTTCGAGTAAACCCGTCTGGATCTCCACCGTAAGCCATCATCACTAAGAGATCACCTTTACTCAGTCTACCTCCGTTAAGTGCTTTGATCCCGTCAAACTCTGGAACAACAACTACTGTATTTTCTAATTTTAAATAATCTTTTTTACCGTAAGCTTCTATATTTTTCTCGAAGAACTTTTTCAGAGCAGATACATCTTCGGTGACATTTGACTCTCCATACACTTTGTTGAATTCGCCGTCACCTTTGATTGGCTTGACTATCAACTCGTGCCAGAAACCACCAAGTTCTTCTTTATCCAAAGTTAAAACGATGTGTTCCATGTTGTTGAGGAGACTTTGCATTGTTGATATGATACCTGTTACTTGCCTCGGAACATCCCTCTCTACTTGCGTAGATGGAATTCTATTTGGATCATAATCTGGATGTTGAACTGCAAGCTCATGTCCCGCCTGCGCGATCGCTTCTTCTGTTTGGATCAATTCTTTTTCTTTGAATTTACGATGCAGTTTGTTTTTAAATCTAGCCTGATGCAACACAGCTTTCAAACGATCGCCGATTAGAATAACCGCTTCAGTAGTCATATCATTGACAGACTGAGTAATACCAGACATGCGATCTGGTATTTCGAAATTCGCTTCACCTTCTGCGATTCTTGCTCTTACATATTTTTCATAAGACTCTACTTCAGATAAACCTTTTCTAGATGGATTTAAATTGAAGACATCTAAGATTTCATTTACAGCTTTTGTATAAGATTTACCGGCATCTTTCAGTTCCTGGATCACTGCAGGTTTATTGAATCTCTTTGCAAACTTGATAACCTTATTCACACGACCGATCGCTATGTGAGTTTGCTTTGCAAATTCTGAATTTAAAGCTGCAGCTTCTTTGTTCATGAAAGCTTGTTCAACTTCATTCTTAAGAATATTGTTTATAGCCATCCTCTGCGATTTACGCTCGCCAACTTTAAATTGATTCACATTCAGTTCACCAACTAATGTTTGAGCTATACCTGCAGTTGCGCGTACTCTCAGGTCGTTGATCTTTGGTAAAGGTAGAGCAATACGTTTGATGCCGGTCTTGGTTGCGGGCCAACTCTTCTCACGCATGAACCTCATTTCTTTTATGTGATTCGCAGTATTGTCGTTGTAAGCTTTTGCAAGCGAAGTTTGATTTAGATCTACATTTGCTTTCGCAAGATCATTAACCTCTTTAGTTCGAAGTGTTACTTGACCGTCGATGATTTCTTGACGTGACGGAGTAGTCGATAAAAGTTTTAACAGATTCTCGCCTGAGTTACTTCCGATAAGTCTTGCCGATTCATCTGCAGTGATACCACCTTTAACGAAAACTTTATGCTTTTTCAATTGCGCATTCTTCTCAAACTTTTTCAGCTTCGGAGGTAGTGTTCTAGGATCGATCGCAAAAGGTGAAAAACCTTTCTTATGATGAGGAGCGGTCAAGTCTGCTGCCATACTATCAGGATCTTGAACAGGTCGGCGATCTGAGGGAATGAATTGCGCTTTCTCAGGGATTGTAAAACGATCAACATATTCTACAAAAGGATCGTCAACTATTCTTTGAGTTTCAATTTCAACCTGAGATTCTGTTGCGGCTTCGGCTACAACACTGCGTACCTGATCCATTTCAAATCTTGCAGCTTCATCAATAGAGTCAACAACTCTCTGTCTAGCATCAAGTTGAGCGTTATTAAATTTCTCAACTTCTTTACCAGATATTACACTTTCAATAGCTTCTGTAAATGTAGGTTGTAATAAATATTCAGGTTCGTTGAAAACATCCGTCTCTAATTCTACAGGTGCTAAAGCTTTTTGTTGTGCAACAGATTCAGCGCGGGTTATTTCACCGGCTCCTAATTTAGCCAGGATCTCTCGACGTTGATCGGCAGCACCTTTGAGACTTTCGAGATACGCTCTCGCCTGATCGCTGTTTGGACCTTCAGGGCTAAGTTTCATAACGTCACTGGCATCCGGGAACTCTCGAATCAATTCCATAAATTGATGAGAAGGTATTTTAACCGGCGCATTGAACTGAGAAGCTGCAACACCTGACTCGTCGATAATATTTCTAGCAGCTGCGCCTCTAGTTTCATCAGTCGCAAACTTTCTCAAATCTTCAACATTGACCCATATATTTTTCAATCCAGTTGCGGCGAATACCATTTGTTTAAATGAGGTTAATTGTGCAGGAGCGATATTGTTCATATTGGTTGCTTTAGATACTTTGCTGACATTCATCATCGCATCTTGGAATTGGAGAACTTTGACTGATTGACCAATAGGAGTCTGACCTGATTGTATAAGATCCGTATTGACGAGTCTGCCTTCAGGTACTCCGCCTTGCTCTGTGAGAGCCAAAGGTGTTTCCGGTGTGACATCTCTGGCACCTCTCACGGCTTCGTCATGAGCGGACTTAAAACGGCTCTTAGTAGCCTTAAATCCAATAGCTCCGGTTGTGGTGGCGATAGTACCAGCAGCAAGACCGCTGACGACTGCAGCCGTCGCTACACGTTCTGCATATTGATCTATTTTTGTAGAAGCAGATGCGAGAGCGTTTAAGAAACTTGCCTCAGTGCCGTCGTAGGTTCGACCCATCTCTTCAGCCAATATACGAGAAACTTCTATCGACCCACCTGCAAGTCCACCGGCAGCAACAGCTTTGCCGATACCGTTCAAAGTAACTTTAATAGCTTCAGTTGTAGGGCTTAGGACGATTTGTTTTGCTAGTCGCGGTGATATTAATTTACTTAAGAATGGAGTAGTCTTTGCAATGGTTCTACCAACAAGTGCAGTCATCACACCAGAGACAACACCAACTCCACGAGATATATTAGCTTTGGTCTCATTATCGATTTCTATAGGATTACCGTCATCATCTGTAATGTTTGAAAGCTCATTGTAAGTTGATCCGACCATAGCGTCGTAACCATCTTTAAAACTTGCGGCAGTTACACCAGCAATCAAACCTTGCGTACCAACTGCTGTCGCTCCAACAAGTGTCCCCACTCCTGGAAAGATTGAACCTGCGAAAGCACCGGCAACTGCACCCGCGCCTGTGAACGCTGCAATGATGTCAGCATTTCTTGCTAAGCCTTTTCCAAACTCCACCACTTGACCGGCGACCTGAGCAGGAAGTTGTTCAATGGGACCATCAAGTCCATAGTTTCTTTCTGCTAAACTTTGACGTTCATCATTCAAACGACCCAAAGTCATTTCATCTTCTGAACCAAATGCTTCAGGGTTATCCATTTTTCTCAAATTTAATTCAATGATATCTCGTTCAATAGTTGGACGATCGAAAACATGATCATGTATAAGTTTTATCTGCCGTTCGATGTAAGACATACTGTCTAGATCAGGAATTGAGAGAGAACTGTGTTCAGTTGATTGAGCCATGTAATCTTTAACAACCGGTTGGACTTCTGATTCTACAGTAAGTTTTTGAGCTTCGACGTCAAGATCTTCGCTGTAGTTTTTATATTCATCCGGTTGCATATTAAAGACGTTCGAATTATCAATGTTTTTCGCAGCATCTTCAGGTGTCGAAGTCGATAAATCGACAAGTTCATCAACGTTAGGCATTATTCACCTTTTTTAATAAAGTTTTTAAATTCATCAGTTTTTGGATCAGGCCAACGACCATTAATTTTTCTAAAGTCTTTACCCCATTGAAGCAATGATTTACCATTGACTACCATAGACCCTGGAGCATTAGACAAATCGACAGGTACTCTCTTTCTTGTAGATCCGCCTTGAAATCTAGGTCGAACAACAGGATTGAAAATTTCGTCTTTCTTTTTACTAATAGCAAAGTCTCTCGTAAAGTCTTTAATTTCCTTCGGCGTCATTGGTCGATTAACGTTGGCGTCAAGCCAGTCAGTAAATTGATTTCTGGCATCGATCATTTTAATTTCATCTTTTGGGCTTAATTTACCAAATCTATTTCTTTTTATATATTTGGTCGCAAGTAATTGATCTGTCAATTCTCTACCAGCTGATTTATAACGTGCGTTTTGTTCAGCTCCAGTTTCAGTTTGGAACAATTGATACTTTTTACTCCAAAACGATCTATCCGCTTTACTTAAACCTGAGAGAAACATATTGAATTGTTCAGGGCTAACATCTTTAATACTGACAAAGTTAGGATCTTCGCCGAAGAAAAGGTTTTGCATATTGTTGACTGATTCTTGACTACTGTCTTTAGGTTGCAGAACCATATCGATTAATGCTTTTTTCTGTTTCGGATCAGTGATTCTATCTATTCTAAGTTTGTATACAATATCCCTCTGTAAATCAGCGGTGCCATTAAAGGGATCGCTCGAATTCATTTTGCCTTGAATATAGTCACTCATATCGTTATAGTTACGAGTGGAACTTCTTTTTTCTATATTAACTTTTCGCCTTTGTAAATCATCCAATTGTTTGAACGCCAGCTGTTTGGCTTCAGGCTCTAATTTATTGAATATTGCTTTTTGCTCTGTAGCAGTTTTACCTTCAGCCTTGCCAACTGCAGTCAAAGCCTGCCTTTCAACAGACTCTTCCTCAAATGCTTTTGTCAATTTCGCAGCATTCACAGGATCTATTAACGGGCCATATGTCTTATTTAAAAGTTCTGCCGCCTGGAGAGATCCACTCTTGACCAAGTTATTAATTGAATTGTAAACACCGTCACTTAAATCTTTAGTTAGTTCCAACTGACTAGATTGATCCATGGAGACTTTTACAGTTTCGCCATCTTGATCGACGTAGGAAAATCGACCTTTTTCATCAGGTACAACAGTTCCTAATTTCAAACCTCTTTGAATATTTAAATCAATTATTTTACGAACACTTTTATCGTATTCTTCAATCGTCTCAGGTTTATTCGGTTCGACATAAGAGGCAGTAGTTGAAAGTCTATTCTGCTCAAGTTGAGTAGATGCCGCTTTTGTTCTATCTTCATATTTGGATAATTGAGCACCGTATTCACTGGTGTCTTGTAAGTCGAGTTTCGACCGGACTCGATTGAGATTTTTTACAACTTCTCTTTGTGTTCGTTCAGATATATTTGAGTCTTCAAAATTGCTGAGTCTTTTAAAAACTTCATCGCCTGCTTCTTGCGCTGTTTTATATAATGCAGTTGGATTGCCTTCTTTAAATTTTATACCGTCCGGGCCAGATATTAACTCTCTTCGAGCAAGCTCATATTCAGTAGCTCTATTGGTGGCCTCAGTATCGGCTTCAAATTTCTCAATACGTTCGACAGATTTTATACCTTCTGCACCCAGTCCAACTAAAGCTTGACTTAATCCAGTGACTGCTTGGGCGCCAGTTTGCCTTACATCAAGCTGACTGCGTCCGGCTGATACAGGAAGTTGAGGAGATATTCTTTGAAGTTCTGGTATTTTGACCGGCATGATTAAGTCTCCTCTGTAGTATTTGACGAAGACCTATTATAACCACTGATACCAGTTGTAATAGCTGCTATGGCTCCCTGAGTTCTTATAGCACCTGCTCTTGACTCAGCTACTCCTACGCCTAATGCACCACGAAGACGTAAAGATCTCGCCTCACGTTTGAAACCAAGGGACCTCTCTCGAGCTTGTTGTTCAATGTCAATTTTATTTAAAGTTCCTGTTATGCGAGCTTCTTTTTGAATTATAGCAGCGGTTCCAAAACCTACATCGACTCCTTGTGCAGCGAAACCGACTTTTTGAGCACCTAAAGTTTTATCGATGACAGTTTGATATCGAGCTATCTGAGTAAATCCAAACTTCTCTGCTTCAATCGCATCTACCTCAGCAAACTGAGCATTTATTTCATTGAATTCTTCACCGAACTTTGCATTACGACGAACGTTCTCGCCTTGTCTAACTGAGGAAAGAAATTGTAAAGCTGCTAAGCTTGCGACTTTAAGTGCCATTATCTATCGCTCCTCTTTAAAACTTCTACGTCTGGGATAACCGAAAGAATTTCAAAATGTAAAGGGTCAACCTGTCTTATAGCAACTCTTCCCTGTGTATCATAATTGCCCGGAAGGGTCAATTCCTCTCTTACTGTTCTAGGAGGTAAATATCTATTACCGATGATGGGTTGAGACGAACTATGATCATAATTAATTTTATTCAAAGGCTCCATTCCTTTTACTTTATCGTCAGCCGGAAATTCAGCACCGATAAAAAGAGTGCGACTCTCGTGAATTTTAATATACAATATATCGATCGTCTTAGACTCGATGAGAGTTGGCGACTGCTCAACTGTATTGATATCTAAAGTTTCTGTATCACTTATAATAGGTCGACCAATATGAACAAGGGCTCCAAGTCTTCCGTCAGCTAAAGTTAAACTTCCACCTGAAGGTGTTGAAACAGGATAATCCACTATATCATTTAAAGGTGAAGAGTGTATAAAACCGTCAACTATTACTGATACAGATTCGCCGTTCAAATGAGCAAGTCCTGTGAAAGTTCCTATTGGTAAAAATAAATTAAAACCTGTGAGGTCAGTCGACGGAAAAGTGGCGGAAGGTGATACAGTGACTTCGTTATCACTAGCTCTCGCTGTAACCGTTAAATCTACAGCCGCTCCATTTGGTCCGAAATATCTATAAATTTTACCAACTTCTCCTGCGCCTGGATCTGGGAAAAGTGCAGATGTTCCACATGTCAAAGTTAAAGGTCCATCAAATACTGTAGGGGTGACAGGTACGATCAAAAATACATCACTACCGGCAAGAGTGAATCTGGTATCAAAAGAAACTATGGAATCCATAGCTGCGATCGACGGTCCTTTATCAATTTCACGATTAGTTACTATTTCTGAAGCCAACGACTCACGAGAGATAGATCGTTCTATGAAACGATCAGTTCCGTTTTTTACAACAAACAAAACATAATCAGAACCGGTCTCTGTTACACTTTCGTAACTGACAGTATGTCTATCATGTCTTGTCCAAGCTCTCATCTCATGTTCGCGATCGTAAGTAAGAGATGCGCCTGTACCGTCGTCAAACACTACCCAAAGCAGAGGTAATGTTCCGTCTTGAAAACCCCAAGAAGTTATCACTTTGTTACGAAACAGTTGATCACTAAAGATAGTTATATCCTCTGATCGATAAGTTCGCAATTCGTCAGAGAAAGTTAATTTTCTTACAATGTTAAATCTGTCTACAAAGAATATAGAGTCAGCAATAATAAGAGGAGCTAATGATTCTTTGATGACAAACCCTCCTCTTTTTATCATCGACAAATTACTAGTATCTAAAGTCCCTGAGTGTACAAATATCCCATCCTTGGTGAAAGCTATCAAACCGTCAGCAATTAAAAGTCGTAATATTTTACCACCAGACGTCACACTTGGCTTGAATCTCAAAGAGGAATCGGGAGTTAAAGGAATATCTCTAAAGAAATTATTAATCAAAGCTGTTCTTGATGCATATAAAGAAAAATCGTCAGTGAGAGTGCTGTTGTGAATAAAACGTTGTTGATACATAACACCAGTTGAAGGATCTAAATCTTCAGGGTGAGATGGAAAACCTAATATAAAATCAACTGCTGGCTCTATTGGCTGATTACTAAAATCTGCCTCTCCACCTACGTCATCAAAAGTGAAAATTTGTTCACCGCCGCCACCAATTGTAAATTTAGTAGTAGTACCAATTAAACCAAAAGCTCCACCTGCAGTGGGTCTTCTATATATACGCGCTTCAGTGGCGTCGTCTTCACCTCCAGGGCGAGTTGCTGTGACAGTGTTGCTCTCACCAGCAAGTATCGGTAAAGGAACACTAGTTGAGGGGTTAGTTGGTAAAGACTCTCCACCGTCAAGGGCATCCAAAGTCGTTGGCTTAAAAACAGAGCTTTTATATTCTACATTATAACCAGTAGGTGTACCGACTCCAACAACAGTTGTAGTTTGAACTCCTGTGTAAGTCCTATAGAAATTTAAAGCTGTAACTATATTCAGCAAAACTCCGTCAATGGTTATTTTTATAAGAGGGGAGCCGCCATTCAATATAAAGACATTACCACCATCAGGAACGAATTGAATATTTGGTAAATCAGCTTCGGCAATAACGGTAACTTGATCATCCAACAGAGTGCCGTCTTCAGCGTAAAGTCTACAATACAAATTACCTAACTCTATGAAATTATCAGTATCTTTTGTCGCATAAACCAAAACTTCACGATTGCTTAATTTGGTTTGAACAATATTCTTTGTTGCAGGTCTGTCAATTACAGTACCGGCTTTTGTGATCGATATATTTCTACCTGTTTTTAAACCTAAAGCATATTTTTGTAGAGTGACTCTCTCTTGTAGTCGAGTATCTAATTCACCAGTAGAAAAGGCTGAATGAGTTTTTAATCCCATTATGAAAGTCTTTCTTGCACAAACTCAGATTCTGTCTCTTCGTCCACGTAATTGAAATTTTCAAGTCGATCTTTTTCCTGAGCTTCAGTTTTAGCAATCACATAGTCTCGCTCAATTTTCTCTTTTAACTTTTTCGCACCTTTACCGGTTATTAAAGAAGATGACAAAATTGCAAGACGATAAGCAATTGCCAAACCAGCATTCGCGCTCAGACTATTTAAAGGAAAATCGTTCACTACACAATCGGCGACAGCATCCACTTCATCAGTGAAGATTACTTTTCTACCTTTATTTTGTGTCACGATTTTAGAAATGTGAGTAGACCTATCGTCGATTTTTGCGCCGGAATCAATTCTACGAAGGTGAGCGCACCTAACAGGATACTCATAAGAGTAAAGCCATTTATCATTAGGGTCCGCTTCAATAAGAGCTAAAATAAGACACTCAGAGGTAGAGTCAAGTTCCATATCAGTCAACGTTGAATTGAAAGCTATATCATAATGTTGGAGTAAAACTTTCGATTCATTTGACTGATCGGTCTGAGCACTGGTGACTTGACGATTCAACAAAAGTGCACTCAAGGCAATATTGAAAATCTTTTCTTTTGAGTACACTTTTCCCGCCTATCTTCAGCGAGACTATTTAAGAATCTTCGCTGACTTTACTATGTTTTCTCTTTTTATCTTCATGGCTTCTTCATGAACTTTTTGGATCTCAGGATTAACACATCTCATCCACTTGCCCAAGCCCTTCATGTCTTTAACCAAAAACTTCTCGCCTGGATTGATTCTTTGTTGATTATAAAACCCTTTTTCCAAAGCAACAACCTGAATCATTGATGGACTCTTTACTGGAGCCACACGTTGTTGATTGGAAGCAATCGGTTGAGCGGGCAAACCTTGATGAGGAGTCAACTTATCTACAACTCTTTGCATAAGAGTTGGTTGTTCTTGTATAACGGGGACGGGACTTTGTACAGTAGGTTGAGGTGGTTGCACAACAGCTTGAGGCACTATAGGAGCTGATGGAACTCCTTGTGCCGATGGAAAATCATTATTCATTTTATCTCCTGGAAAATATTTCTACCAAAAAACTATTTGACGTATAGGGTATTAAACTTATACGTCAGCGTCTACAACTTTAGGGAACGATTTGAATTCGGCGATCTCATCTTGAGGAACAAGATAGACATCCAAAGTGACAGTCGTGGTTCCACCAGCTGAACTGTTTCGAAATCCAAGATGCAATCGATCCATGGTCCCTTGAGGGTAAGGAATTTCATGAACACTACCCTTGGTCAACGCTGCGGCAAGCAGAGTGATTGTCGCAAGCACTTCCAGGTTGGTAGTCAAGGCGGTGTTATCCGCTTGAATAGCTTCCATGGTGTGAGTTGATCCGGCACCTGCAGCAACGGTTGGTGTAAGGTACAGAGCCATTCGACGACCGATACTGAGATCCTGAACCGCACTCTGTTTTTGGTAAGAGTTTGTTGAAACTGTCGCTGCACCTGTAAAGGCTTGCTCGACAGAAAGTTGGTTTTCAATATCAAATCTCATAGTAGATCCTCCAAATAAAATTTAAATCTTGCGTAAAAATAAAACTGTAAAAAAGGAGGCAGCCATGAAGCTTCCCTCCTTTCAAATTAAGTTGTTACTTGTGATTCGTTGTTCAACAATGCATCTGATCGTCGAACAGGGATTCCCAAGAACATAAGAATTTTCTTACCTTCAAAGTTATCATATCTCAAACCTGCACCGGCTCCGACCTGAGTCAAAGCTTGCTTATGCAAGAAGGCTTCAATCGTTCGGTTGACATACCAAACACCTTTACCGTTTGAAGGGTTGTGAATCTTATAATGACCAGAAATCATCAGATCGATAAGATCAGCAGCTCCTGCTCCAGTTTGAAGATTGCTAACATCAATATTTGCAACCCGTACACCTTGGCGAAAGTCTTTTACAACCAAGCCATGATCGATTTCGAATTGCTCTTCAAAACCGTAGAAAGTACCAGCATCGCCGTTACTATCAAGTGCAGTGATTTGAACTTCTGTATTCCCTCTTGAACGATCGATCCGTTTAAGACCCATTTGAGTTCCTGCAGGATAAACGCCAAAGATTGCACGAAAGCCCCAATTGATAAGAAGCAGTGAAGTATTGTCAGAACCAGTTCCGCCACCATCAATGATTTGCTTTGATGTCTCTTCACTTGTATTTAAAGTTGAATAAATATCGAAAAGCCCAGAAGTCTTCAAGGTTGAAGTTGTGGGTGATCCGTAGATAATCAAATCGGCATGTTCCAAAGCCTGAGCTTGGATATGACCTTGTGCCTGATTCCATCTGTTATAGGCGATTCGATCTTTTCCACCGCGCATTGCGACCTGAGTGTCGATCTGCGATTTAGACTCAAAGTGCGCAGCCTGAAAGGTGCGTTCTTCAGTAGTGGTTTTAGATGCAGGTATCGCCTGGTTAGCTTTACGATAAAAAATCGCAGGAAGCGCAGAACGGATATCCTCTTTATGGATAGTCTTTTCATTCATCTCCATATAAGGAATATCATTAAGCATTGGATTTTCTTCAACAAGAACCTCCGCAACTTTACCAATCATTTTATTCTTACTCTTAGCCACATCTGCCAAGGTAACGAGTTTCGTCCCGAGTGCTGCCATTTAAACCTCCAAGATTTAAAATCAAACTATAATCAATGATAATGAGTTTACATTTTATAAAAGTCTAGTTCATCATCACCTTCAGATTCTGTTTTATTGTTTCCTGTAGGATCGCCGCTTGTCAACTCTTTAGATCCATAAAGTTCTTTAGCTAATGTAGCAAGATCTTTCATGACATAAGGCGGTAACATTCCTTTAGATTCTGTTAAAGCTTTCTTGGTATTAGGAAGAAACTCAGCCAAAACCTTTTCGCTTTGCTTAATATTGTAGGCAAACTTATCTCCACCAAAGTCTGCGTCATTTCTTAAATCTTTATCCCAACCAGCTCTAATATTCTTGCTGTTTTCGACAGCATCTTCATCGACTTTTGTGGCAAAAGCTTCAGCATCTTGGATTTCTTTTTTACGCAACTCGACAAAAGCCTCAGATTGTTCCTTGGAAAGTTTGTTATTTTTAACGAACTCATTGATGCCAGTGGCTTGATCTTCAGAAAAACCTTTCAGATCTAAAACGATTTCAGATTTATCATCTGCAGCGGCTTTATCGTCAGTCTTCTCATCCGGTTTTTTCTCAGTTACCTTAAGCGGTTCTTCACCGTATCCAGTAGCGGGATCTTCAACTTCCTTATCTGATTTTTCTTCGGGTTTCTTATCTGCGGTTTCTTTTTTTCCCTTGTCATCTTCTCCGTCTTTGACTTCCTCTTTAGGAATTTCATATCCATGTTCGTCAAGATTGTCTTCTGACTCTTTATCAGACGGAGTATCCGTTTTATCAGTCGCTGTTTCTTCCGACCCTTTTCCGTCATCAGTAGCAGAATATCCGCTTCCTCCAGCTCCACCACTTTCATTAATCTTGTCCAACAGCATTTTCATATAAAATTTGAGCATGATATTCCTTTTCGTTTTCTGCGATTAAAGCACCGGCAATCTCAGGATTGGCCTGCGATACTATGTTAAAAATTGATCGACCAGCTCTCAAGCAACCAAGTCTATCTAGCAATTCATCTCTAGGTAAACCTGGCTCTGGATGGCCAGTCACGTCTAATGTTTTGAATAAATATTTGAAAAAGTCCCGACCTGGATTAGTAGTGATGATCGCTCTAATGTCATTGAGGACTTTTCGATGTTCTAAAGCTATTCTATTATCTTCAGCTTGTTGAGTTTCTTCTTGCGAATCCATTCTAGTTTACGTCAGTGATAATACCGTTAGTGCTTGTCACAGCCCATACATCGTTAGCAACAGCCAATATACTAAAACCTGCCCCAATATCTGTGCATCGTAAAGCGTCACCTGCAGAAGGTGCTAAGACAGTAGTGGTATTAGCACCTGTGATAGATCCTGTGATAGTGAAAAAGTCAGTAGCATCGGCAGGATCTATATCAAGATCACTAGTGGTTCCGCATACGAAAGTATATCTACAACCTTTAGCTGTGGAAGCTTCAGGCAATACAACTACATCGGCTTGATCAGCAAAAACAGTCGAGCCACACTGAGCAATCGTCAGAGTACTAACGGTAGAAGACTGTATTACATTTTCTAACATTCCTACTATAACGGCGCCACCATCACCAGTGATTGTACTCAAAGGTAGAATGTCTTGAACAAAAGTAGCATCCTGATTCTCATCGATCCTTATCGAATCGGTTGTTCCCGGTACTGTACCTAAGCCTATCACCAAATCATCAGTTGAGTCATCTAAGGAAATATTGTAATCTTGTGCATTTCCGTCGTAATTAATCTCTGCGTCAGCGGCTGTCCCATCGCCTATAACCACAGGGCTTGTCAAAGCGGATGGCGAAGCGGTAATGACAAGTACACCTTTATTTTCTCTGGTGCAAGTGGTACCTGTGCTACACTTGACACGATTCATAATGCCTAAACTCGTCGTTCCGTTAATGCCTTCAAAACCCGCAAAAGAAGGAAATGGCACAAACACTATCGCAAATAACAAATACACAAAAAATAAAAATTTCATATCAAAACCCCTTTATTGGTTAACTTTAATTCCTACATCTTTCGCCGCGCTAGCAACTGCTGGTAAAGTTTCAGTCAATTGTTGCTGTCGCCGAGCTTGTTCTTCAGCTTGCCTTCTCATCGCATCCACTTTACCTTGCGGATTATTTAAACCTGCAGGAAGGAAAAGCCTATCTTCATAAAGATCAGCCAGTTTGTCAAGATTAGCTTTATCCAATATTGACGGATCAAGCGGTGCGACAGCCCCAATCATTGCTATATATCTATCAATTGACGGAAGATCTGCAGCTTTTTGAGCTTGAGCAAAAACTGAAATAAATTCTGGATTTAAGGTTCTGCCAGCTAGACTTTCAGGTGGTGGTGGCAGGAGCGGATCTTCAAATAAAACAAAATCCATCAGAAAGTCAACGATTGGTATATTATACGTCTGATTCAAACTTTGCAAGTTTGGACCAATAACCAACTGCTGTTCCTGAATAATGGCAGAAGCCTCGGTCGCTGTTCTGGTTTTTGGGTTGTTGCTCAGGAAAAGTAAAAAGTCGGCATAGTATAATTTATCGACTTGTTTTCTTAGATCGTCCACGTCTTGAATCAATGAACCGATTCCTGGATTTATCTCAAAGACTGGTCGCAAACCTTTACCCGAAAGAGCGGTTGCGTCGAGAGGGATGAATTTATTTGGTTGAGTAGTGATATAAGACTTCTTCAGATTAGCAGGTCCCTGGAGCGCAGGTTTGAGCATTTGCTCAAGAGCCATATCTTTGCCAATGGCTTTTTTATTCAGAGATTTTATCAAGCCTAAAGCATCAAGTGTTGGACCTTTTTCACCATACTCAAAGTTATTCGATGTTTGCGACTTGCCGACAATGAAAGGTTTTCTCTTACTGGCCGAGATGTTCAAATATAAATCGTCATCATTGTCGTGATTTAAACCGGCGGCACCAAAGCTTCCTTCGGCCATAAACTCAGTACTCTCTCCGCCGACTTCGTAAGTGTAAGAGATCCACGGCTTATTCAACATTGCCATTGGCTTCGAAGGATTAAAGTCTTCGTTCTCTTTTACACAGTGAACAACATCTACCATCTGAGTGTAGTTGCTATCCTCGTACATTTTCCTGACACCTTTGGTAAAGTTGGACCAAACCCAATTACCGTTGTCGTCTTTTTTACCATACTCAGTTACTAGAGCTTTTATAGTGAGAGAAAATTCTCTGATCAAAACAATGGGTACATTTTTTCCGTTATTCAACACATAGTAAGAACCTGGAGTCAGAGTATGAAAAAACAAACTTCCGTTTATTTCGTCAATGTAATGTGCTCCGGTATTGAAAGTTCCATAGTCAAAATAAAACGCACCAGCCTCGTGATAGAAATTACTACCATTCAATATCTTCATGCATCGTTCAGTAAATTTTTGTAACCATTCTTTATTTGCAGGGAATTGATTTAATTCAGTATCATCTGTGCCAATTCTAAACCAGGGTCTCGTTGGAGAAGTATTACCTTCAGAGAAACCGGCAACATATGATCGGAGCGCGAGAGTATGAGTATTGTCGACAATGTGCTGATTGTTTCTTTCACCTTCAGTTTGTGAAAGCATCCATTTGATTCTATGAGGCAGCGCCCACCTTCCGACATCAAGCCAAGTCGTTCGAACTTTATCGAACCGTTGTCTTGCCTGAGTTCTTATAAATTCAAGATGTCGTTTGGCAACGTGTTTCATAATCCTAGAAAATCCTTTTCGGGCGATCCTAAACGTTCAGTTCTGTTGGCAGGAAGTTTATCTCTATTAGTGGTCGCCGCAGGTGATCTTGCAGGCTGCAGAAAATCAGTACCAGTTGATTGTTGAGCCGCTAGAGATCTTTCAACTGCTGATCGAAATCTTTGCAGGTTAGTTTCTTCAACTTCTTGTTCGGCAGCCGCTCGCTCTCTGAATAATGCGGTACGTTTTGCTTGAGTTTCTCTTCGGGAACTTGGACCTTCGCCGCCGAAAGTAAAGGCAGCTGCTTCTTCAAATGCTTCTCCAATTCCACCCATAGTCACACTTCCATTCGATAGATTACTTCAAGCTTTTTAAAGCCTAGTCTTTCCAAAGATTTACCTTTAATATTGGTTTTTTCACCAATCATTGTAATAATATCATTCGCATTAGATTTACCGAAGTCAATAAATTCTTTCAATAGCAAATAAGCTGCTCGATGACCAGGACTTTTGACATACAGCAGCTCTTGTTTCAAAATCTTGACTTTAGGATCGAATAGAGCCTTATAAATTCTACCCAGCATAACTCCTTGTACTGCATCATTTTTATAACATACCCAAAACAGTCCGCGTTTTATGTAGGTTCCTATGTCGAAGTTTTTAAAATTAAAATGGTCATCGTAAAGTTCGCCGGAGTTTTCGATAGCGTTGACTATGAATAATAAAAGATTTCGATCAACGTCTGCTGCATCTCTGATTTTTTTAATTGTATAAGTCGTCTGCTTCATCACTGTCTCCATAAGGTAGATTATGATCTGGCATACTGATAGCTCCTTGACCGGCTTCTAGAGCTCCGCCGCCATGAGGGTCGTTTTCCGGCAAACGTTCCGTCACAGGCAGAGCTCCGCGCAATATGAACACGTCAGCAATATCCGGCGACTGCCCTACTCGATCTTTGATATCAGCTTTCGGTTCAGCTAGTTTCTGAAGAGTGATTTTATGACGAGTACCTTTTGTCCATGCGAGTTGTCGCTGAATATCAGGAATCCATTCAGGTTTTCTAGCGTCGAGTATTCCACCCTTCTGAAGAAACTTCTTATACTCGTAATACATTTGCGCTCTGATATTTTTATATTCGCTGTCTTTAGGGATCGGATTATCATTTGGATTCGAAGCGAATGATATTAAATACCATGAAGTCTTTTGATCATTCATTGCAAGTGTGTAAATTCCTGTACCTTCACCTTGATCTATAAAAACCGCATCGGCTCCTAAATGTTTCTCCCATTTCTTCAACAAGTTATAAGTGATCATGTGAGTGTCACCGTCTGCTTTATCCAATTTATATCTCTCAAGCAGACAGGAATAATTACCTTGATGATATGCGATCGTAGTTTCATCACCACCGGTCCAGGCCGGATCACAAGTGAGAATAACCGGCAACTCTCGAACACTTGTTGTATCAAACTTTTTCCTACGTTCGAGAGCGGCTTTTATAATTTCGAAACTTATGATTGAATCTTTGGATGACTTACGAGGCAGCCCGCGAACACGTACTCTGAAATCGTCATGGTCTTCATCACCGCCGACTTCAAGTAACCAGTCTTCAATTTGTTTCGGATCGATGTGACCCAGCTCTCTGGTGTCAATCCGTTTGGCGTTCCATATCGGGGAAGTCATGTTTTGTTCAAACTTACTTTCAGGATCATCCGAGTTACCGAAAGCGAAAAACAATTTGATAGTATCTTTCTCAGTGTAAGCACCTGATGCGTATTTCCAGATGTTCGCTGGAATACCGGGACCTTCTTCAAAAACGTAGATGATCGCATGACCGTAGTTATGAAGACCGGACATCGCTGCCGGTGTTTGTTCGTTCCAGGTTATTCGATCAAAACGCCAAGTCTCTGCGAGTTCTTCATTCTTGGCCTTGATACTTGTGCCAAACTTTTGAAAGAAATGCTCATGGTATCTAGAGTGACGAAACCAAATATCATATTCAGGCCAAACGATAGAAGTCATCTGAGGATCTGTGTTGGCTGTAATTCTGCCGCGCAACTTATGAGTGTACAGGATCATCATTACAGTCATTGCGCCGAACGCGGTCTTGGCTGCGCCGTTACCGGAGGAGATTATCAACCGGTAAGTTTCATAGCGAGTTTCAGGATTCATCAAGTGACGAGATAGTTTCGCCCACTCTTCCATTTGCCAATCGTATGGAGCCATGTGTTCAAGTGCATGACCTTTTTCACCGAAAGGGAAAATGATATAGACAAGTTTGCAAAGATTAAACCGATGCCTCTCTAGCAGTTCTGTGAACAGTTTTAAATCTTTTGCAGTCGGTGCACTCATTTTATCAACCTTTGCTTTAACGCGATGTTTGCAATTCTTTGAGTGGTTCTTTCTCTAGCCACTCGTCCTTGTTCCGATGTGATGAACTTATCACTCCACATGTCGTGTATTAATATATACAGTTCTTCAGTGTGACAATGGCAAAGTTCATGAACAACAGTGTCTTCTTAAACGAATAGTGATCCATATCATGTAACCCCAAAACTTTATTCTGATTGTGTAATAATAAATTTGTGGATAGTAAAATAATTTTATGAGTATTTTTATAATACCATAGTAAAACTTATCGAGATGCTTCACGAGTCCAACACCCTAAGCTTCTCGTTATGATTCTTGCGAATAATATCGGCTTCTTGTAAAACATCTTCACAGAATTCAAATAGAGTCTTTGCCCAAAACTCTGCAGCTGTTAAATCATTTTCAGGAGTTCCATTACTGGTTCGCTTTGTATCACCTTCGAAACGAATATCAAAACCGTCGCCGTCCGTATCTTCAATCACGATCATGATCTTCTTTTTCACGGTGTGTACTCCAATTGGATGAGAAGTTCTAAGCAATGAATCGCTTTCTTTATATCTTGCAAGCCACCTTTATACCTGTGACGAGAGATATATCTTATTGCAATCGATTCACAATATAGTAAACCGTTTTTTTGACAATACTCTACAGGCTGAATCGGCAGCTCTTTATAATGACCACCTCCGACTTGCTTCTTCAGAGGGTTTTCTTTATCTCTGAGTGAAGCGAAGGTTGATTCTTCCGTTTTAGGTCTAACGCCGTTATTCTTTTTCATATCAGCACTTGCATGAATTATACATGAATTGAGGTAAATTTCCTCTTGATGGATACTGGCGCGTCCACAGTGACATCTTCTGACACTCGGATCTTGTGGAAGTTTTCTATGACGAATTGCAATCAATTGTTCAGTACTCATCTTATTACAATTTGAACATATCGATTCGCCTAAGCCCGTGCACTCTTGAATCGGAGTATTACCACTTTCACAATAGAAACAAATCTCATCACTCTTCTCAGGTATGATACCTTCAGAATCCATTACTCACCTCTAACCTTCTCTCTAAGTTTTTTAAATAATGACACCAATTCAAATAACCATAATCCCTCGACGCAAGATCGAGAGCTATGTAAAATTTAATACCTTTTTGCTGCTGAAGTTGCAAGGCAAGTTTCTTAATGTCAGATAAGGAACAGTCGCGCACGAATCACTTAACGCTTGACTGGTTTTGGTTTTCTGGGTTTTCTTGGTTTACCGGGATGTGATGGCATTTTCAACTCCTCTCTGAGTTTTAAAACGATATCTGCTAAATCATCGTTGCACTTCTTAAGATTAAAAATTTTATCCGTCAAAACGTCATTGTCTTCTCTGAGCTTTCGACGTTCAGCACACAGTTCTGACACTTCATCTCTGAATCGACCTAATGTTCGACAGGTATCAACTAATTCTTTTCGTTCAACCTGTAATTTCTCTTCAAGTTCATTTCTCTCATTAGCAAATTCAAGGCTTTCTTTTGCCAACTTGACGATTTGCTCAGACATATTTATCATAGTTATCGTCTCAGTTTCTTCTCTTGTCATTCTGCTCATCACTCTACCTTCTTAGTTACATCAATTACATCTTTCAACTCTGGAGTACCTTCGATACGATCAGCTGCTCGATTGGCACTTGCCAACAAAACGTCGCTCATGTTCTTGGTAATATCATGTTCAACTCGAGTTGTATTCTTAAATAGTTCTTTCTCTTTGCCAAGCATGTCTGCAGCCTTCTGTTTATCATACAACTCATACTCCATTAACTTGCCAACGACTCGAGGTATACCATTCGGATCATCTTCGTAAATATTCTTAGCTTTAAACTTCTTGATCACTCGACGCACTTCCGGTGGCAACTCACTCAACCGTTCAACATACGATCCGTCAGCTCTCTCGAAAACAATCGGATCTACCTCAACCATCTCCTTGACTCGCTCAATAACATCCGAGGCATCAAAGCCGTACTTAATAACCGACTTCGCAGTCAACTTCTCGATAGCCATGGCTACGTCAGGCATTAAGCGCCATGCCTTTGCCGTACCGTAACTAACACCAGCATCACGTCCCGCCTGTGGAGCGTTCCTGCAAATTAGGAAGCTCTGTATGAACTTAATGAATCGAACGTCAGCGTAGTGTGAAGCTGTCAAGCAGTCCTTCAGGATAAAGGTCGACTCATCCAAATCTAAAGATCCCGCACCTCGACCAGCGGTTACAGTCTTGTCGCAGGATACTGCAACTTGTTCCTGTGAGGACGGAGGTACGGGAAACGGAGGCTTAGAAGCTTGAGGGAACTGCATAGTGATCTCAGATTGTTACAGATGTAAAGGAGTGTCAAGGTGGAAAATGGTGGGGTGCCGAGGACTCGAACCTCGAAGGGTATTCCCTGCTACGGAGTTACAGTCCGACGCCTTGCCATTCAGCCAACAACCCAATAAAAAAGGACCTTAGAGCTATACCTCCTTGGTCCTAATCCATTATCCAGGGTCTCGCCTCAAGCTCCATAAAAGATTCAACGTTCGTCAGGATAACGACTGCGGCCTTACCCACTCGCAGAGAGAATGCTTAATAAGCTCTGCTTGCTTCAGGAACCAACAGTACACCGGTTATGGTACGGTGCCAACTTCACCAAACTACTCAAAAAAATTTACACAGTCAAATATTATTTTTCGCCTTTTACATCGTTTATCACTAACGCAACACATCGTAACACATGTC